CCTGCTGAACCATTAGTTCCACTTACTCCTGAAGCACCTGATTTACCTGAAGAACCATTATCTCCTGTAGTACCATTTGAACCTGAGGTTGCGCTAGCACCTGATGTTCCAGCTTTACCTGATGTACCTGAAGCACCACCTGAACCTACTGTTCCTGAAGTTGCACTTTTTCCACTTGTACCTGCTTTACCAGAAGTTCCATTAGCACCTGTAGTACCATTTGTTCCTGAGGTTGCGCTAGCACCTGAAGTACCTGCTCTACCAGAACTTCCATTATTACCTGTTGAACCATTTGTTCCTGAAGTACCTGATAAACCACTTGTACCTGAACCTCCGTCTGTACCTGAGGTACCTGCTGAACCGTTAGTTCCACTTACTCCTGAAGCACCTGATTTACCTGAAGAACCATTATTTCCTGAAGTACCTGAAGTACCATCTTTACCACTTGTTCCTGCTGCTCCTGTTGTACCAGAAGTACCTGCTTTACCTGAAGTTCCTGATACTCCATTTTTACCTGAAGTACCTGTTGAACCGTTTGTACCACTTGTACCTGCTACCCCACTTGTGCCACTTCCTCCATCTACTCCTGATGTACCACTAGAACCACTAGTTCCACTTACACCTGAAGCACCTGATTTACCTGAAGAACCATTATCTCCTGAGGTACCATTTGAACCTGAAGTTGCGCTGGCACCTGAAGTACCTGCTTTACCACTTGTACCTGAAGCACCTCCTGAACCTACAGTTCCTGAGGTAGCACTTAAACCTGATGTACCTGCTTTACCACTTGTACCTGCTGCACCTCCTGAACCTACTGTTCCTGAAGTTGCACTTTTTCCACTTGTACCTGCTTTACCACTTGTACCTGAAGCTCCTGAAGAACCTTTGGTACCTGAAGTACCAGATAAACCACTTGTACCTGAACCTCCATCTGTACCTGAGGTACCTGATGAACCTGCAGTACCTGAAACTCCTGAAGCACCTGATTTACCTGAAGAACCTGCTGAACCTGTTGAACCACTTGTACCAGAAGTACCACTTACACCTGAAGTACCACTAGCACCTGTACCTGAAGTACCAGTACTACCTGCAGTACCTGAAGTACCTGAAATAGCACTTGTACCACTAGCACCATCTATACCACTTGTTCCTGCTGAACCTGTAGTTCCTGAAACACCACTTGCTCCACTTTTTCCTGACGTACCAGTATTACCTGAAGTACCTGCTGAACCTGTAGTTCCACTTGTACCTGATTTTCCTGAAGTACCTGCTACACCGTTTTTGCCATTTGTACCAGCTGAACCATTTGTGCCACTTGTACCCGCTACCCCACTTGTACCACTACCTCCATCTATACCTGAAGTTCCTGATGAACCTGCAGTACCTGAAACTCCTGAAGCACCTGATTTACCTGAAGTACCTGTTGAACCTGAAGTACCTGAAGTACCTGAAATACCTGAAGTACCACTTTTTCCTGAACCACTTGTACCTGTACTACCCGCAGTACCTGAAGTACCTGATTTACCTGAGGTACCTGATCCTCCATCTATACCTGAAGTTCCTGCTGAACCTGAAGTACCTGAGACACCGCTTGCTCCATTTTTTCCTGAAGTACCTGCTGAACCTGTAGTTCCTGAAGTACCTGATTTACCTGAAGTACCTATTACTCCACCTTTACCATTTGTACCATTTGAACCATTAGTTCCTGAAGTACCTGCTAAACCACTTGTACCTGAACCTCCATCTATACCACTTGTTCCTGAAGAACCAGAAGTTCCACTTACACCTGAAGCACCATTTTTACCTGAAGTACCTGTTGAACCTGAAGTTCCTGAAGTACCACTTACACCAGAAGTACCACTTTTTCCTGAACCACTTGTACCAGTACTACCTGCAGTACCTGAAGTACCTGATTTACCTGAGGTACCTGACCCACCATCTATTCCACTTGTTCCTGCTGAACCTGAAGTTCCTGAAACTCCACTTGCTCCATTTTTTCCTGAAGTACCTGCTGAACCTGTAGTTCCACTTGTACCTGATTTTCCTGAAGTTCCTATTACTCCAGCTTTACCATTTGTACCTGATGAACCCGTAGTTCCTGAAGTTCCACTAACACCTGAAGTTCCTGATCCTCCATCTATACCTGAAGTTCCTGATGAACCTGAAGTACCACTAACACCTGAGGCACCACTTTTACCTGATGTACCTGTTGAACCACTTGTACCTGAAGTACCTGATTGTCCTGATGTACCACTTTTTCCGGTACCACTTGTACCTGTACTACCCGCAGTACCTGAAGTACCTGAGATAGCACTTGTACCACTACCTCCATCTATACCTGAGGTACCTGATGAACCTGCAGTGCCACTAACACCTGAGGCACCACTTTTACCTGAAGTACCTGAAGAACCAGATGAACCTGATTTACCTGAAGTACCAACTTTTCCTGATGTACCTGAAGTGCCACTAGTTCCACTAGTACCACTACCTCCATCTATACCTGAAGTTCCTGCTGAACCTGAAGTTCCTGAAACTCCACTTGCTCCATTCTTTCCTGAAGTACCACTTGAACCTGTAGTTCCTGAAGTACCTGATTTACCTGAAGTTCCTATTACTCCATCTTTACCTGAGGTACCTGATGTACCTGATGTACCACTTGTACCTGAACCTCCGTCTGTACCTGAGGTACCTGATGAACCTGCAGTACCTGAAACACCACTTGCTCCCCCTTTTCCTGAAGTACCTGTTGAACCTGAAGTTCCTGAAGTACCTGAAATTGCACTAGTACCATTAGCTCCAGTACCGCTTGTACCAGTTGAACCACTAGTACCTGAAGTACCTGCTATACCATTTGTACCACTTCCTCCATCTATACCTGAAGTTCCTGCTGAACCTGAAGTTCCTGAAACACCACTTGCTCCTTGTGCTCCTGAAGTACCTGATGAACCTGAAGTTCCTGAAGTACCTCCTACACCATTTTTACCTGAAGTACCAGATGAACCACTTGTACCTGATGAACCATTAACACCTGAGGTACCTGCAACTCCTGTACCACTAGTACCTGTTGAACCACTTGTACCTGAAGTACCACCTTGACCTGAAGTACCAGAAAAACCTAAAGTACCTGAAGTACCACTTGTACCTGAAGTACCTGCTGTACCTGATGTACCAGAAGTACCTGATTTACCTGAAGTACCACTATCACTTCTACCACTCGAACCTACAGAACCACTCGAACCACTTGTTCCAGCTCTACCTGAAGTACCTCCAGAACCTCCATCACCAGAAGAACCTACAGTACCACTAGTACCTGAAGTACCTGCTGTACCATTTTGTCCTGATTGACCATTTGAGCCAAAAGTACCATTTGTACCTGATTTTCCTGAAGTACCAGATGAACCTGTAAATCCTGAGGTACCATTTATTCCTGATGATCCACTTTCTCCTGAAGTACCTGAAATTCCTGAAGTACCACTAATACCTGAAGAACCTATTTCTCCAGATGTACCTGAAGTACCAGAGGCACCTGATGTACCACTTGTACCTGATGAACCTGCAGTACCTGATGTACCACTTGTACCTGAAATCCCACCAGCTCCTGGTAGTGTTCTATATTGAATTTTTTTAGTTGTTGTATCGTAAGTGGCTACTGTAAATAAATCTGCTCTTTCAGTAAGTGTATCAATAGTTAAAGGATCAGTTCCATTTATATCAATAGATCCTGTTAATTTTAAAGCATTACTATTATAATCAAAAGTAAAATTATTTGAACCACTTAATTCAGTATTACCTAAAATATCTTTAGCAAATTGAACCTCTGTATCTGAACCACCAGCACTATCACCTTCTGGGATGTTAATTGTAACTCCACCATTTGGTAAAGGAGTTACATCTACACCTCCACCTATAAAAAATAAAGATTGTGCATAATTAACTTGAGAACCAGTGTAGTATACTTGAACACCACCAATTCCAGGCATAGTACTTAAATCTATACTTTGGGATAAAGGAGGTGTACTTCCTGTAAAGAAAAAATTAATTACATTCCCCGCCAGTGAACTAGAATAATAAAGGGATGAAAAATTCCCATCTACTTCACTAAATGTTAACTCGGAGCCCTTATTTTGTCTTAATATAATACTCATTCTTCGTTAAAGTTTGCAGGGTTTGTATCATTTTTTATCTCTGTTGGGTCTGGTTGTTTATAATTATTTATTTTATTTATGTCTGTCATAGAAGTTTCCATATCAAATATAATTCTCGACTTATCACTATATTTTTTAATAGCAGTCATATCTTTTTGTATTGTATCTGGTACTACATATCCATATAATTTTAAACTAAAATTAGATTTTACTAATCTTTCCCCACCAGTTGTAATTTCAAGTGGTGTAGCAAAATTATCTACTCTTGCTATAAACTGGAACTGTTCTGGATTTCCCCAATATGCATCTGAAGCATAATTGATGGCTTCAATTAATTTATTTAATTGTTCAATATAGTACGTAGATATAATGAAGTCGTACGTTATATTTACATAATCAGGCATAACAACAGCATAACGCGTTTTAGTTGGTATAACATTATTTAACATGTTAAAATTGCTGTAGGTGTTTGCTGGGTTATAGTTTTTAGTAAAAAGTTGGACATTATGTGGGTTGTTAGAATCTAATTTATTAGATAAACTTCTAACTTTTTCTATATTATTACGTTTAAAAGTAATAAGAGGCATCATTATTTTACCTTTTTGGTCTCTATAATATCCGTCTTTTTGTACTTGTTTCCATCTTTCAGGATTACCATAAATAACAGGTACTTTCTGTACTACACCATTTTGTATTACAGTAGGTTTAATTACATTTTCAAAATAGTAAAATATAGCTTCATCAATTTCTTTAAATCCTAAAGTAAAAGGTTTAGTAGTATCATTTCTAAAAGAAGTTTGTTCACCTCTATTAAAAGTAGATGGTGGGTTTGGATTACCAATTTCAGAAAATCCCATAGCACCTGCTGGGGGTGTATAAGGCTCAATTTGAGAATTCATTATTTCTCTTTGAGTTTTTGGTACTGGTATTTTTCCTTTTTCTGCCATTTTATACAAATCTTTCTCTTGTAATTCCTACTTTATCTCCTGGTACATAATGAGTTTCACATATTACTGAAACGTTATATCCAAATTTATCTAAATCAGGATTCCAGTTTCCTGGTTGGTTTGGATAATCAGGATTTTTACCCATATAATATTGGTTAGCTATAACATTATCTACTTCATAGTATCCTTCATTATATAATATAATATCTCCAACTTCGGGAACCAACTCTGCTCCATAATTATGATCAGTAGGAGAAAAATTTTCATTAAAATCTTCTGCTGCTGATAATAAATCATCCCTTAAAAATTTAAAAGTAGCACCCCAACTAAAATCTGTACCTAAATCAGTTTCGGGGTACTCTTGATCTCTTCTTTCTATTAAACAGTTTAATAAAACAGGACCCATATAATATTTTTCTTCTGCAGCTTCACCATAAAGGTTAACTTTAGTTTCTTCTATTTTATACTTATAAAAGGCACACTGTTGGGTGATTATATCACCCATCAGTTCTCTATTTAAATGTCTAAATAGACTTATATCTCTTGCACCTCCAAATAATGCCATATCTTATCCTATATAAATTGGAAAGGGAACATTGCTTAATTCTTTCTGAATGAAATCACTTTCAGCCGCTCTTCTTTCTAATAATTTTTCTCTTGACGTTTCTCCTAAATAAGCTCTTAATCTATCAATTAATCTTTCCTTTTCACTTGTTGCTGCAGTTATTAAGTCAGATTGGTTTAATTTTACAGTATCATTAGGTATTGGGACTGTATCATATTTACCTCTAACATACCCTAACATTTCTTTACATATTGCTAAAGCATATTCAAATATCCAACTTCTACCTACGGAATTAATTTTATCGTAATTAGGGTTTTTATAAGGTACATCATAAATATTAGCAATAGCACTAGTTTCTCCTATTATAAAAGAAGCATCTGAGCGTTCTGAACCTAAAATATATTCAAAATACATTTTATCTACAGTGCCATCTGGGATTGGGAATATTCTTAAATGGTTGTTATGCATCTCAAATGAGTAATTTGATCTTCTTATAGTATCACTCATTTCTATTTGTTGGATAACTTGTAAATCATAATTTAAAGGCATTAATACAAAATTAATTGCAGGGGAATAATTACCCCAACCAAATGTATCCATCATATTCATTACACCTTCTCCTGTACCTACATAGGGATCAAAAAATTTAACAATTGCAGGAGGAGATTCATAAAACACTCTCATGATTTCTATATCGTGTTTTTTATAATGAGGAATATTTTCTTCTGCCCAATCTTCTAAATTATAATCTTGAACTGATGCTGTTAAATTAACATATCCTTTATGCCAATCTACATTTCCTCCAGTTCCAGCTTCAACACCATATTGTTCTGCCATTTGAATGATACGACCTAAATTAGGAACTACTATAGTTTCTTCCATATCTAATTTAGCAGCATTTGCACCTTCTAAAGTTAAATAATTATCTCTAACTTTATAGGCATATAATTCATTAGCATACACAGTTATAGCATCTTCTAATGCTGTGTAAAAGTTAAATTTTTGCAATTCAATATCAACTAGTGGGTAACCTAATCTTTGAGCAGCAAATTTTGCAAATTTATCTGCATCTTTCTGAAATTCAGGATCATTATCATAAAACCCAAAAGGTGTATCTCCTGGTTGAAATGAACTAGATCCGGGCCATATTGGTATATTTGCCATATTTTTTTCTTTTATGCGTTATCTGTGTTAACTACCACATACTCTACATCTAAACTAGAGCTTAATGAATATAAAACTATATTAGTTATATCATCAGGAAATGTCCCATTAAAATTACTTCCAGTTACACTAGGGCTTGAAAACATAAGGGAAGATTCTGGAAGGCATTCCATACTCCAATTATCACTATTAGATGAAGTGAATGAAACTGCTAATGAAGATGATGTATCTAAATTAGAGATTCTAACATATTTCATACTACTAGATGGAAAAGTACCTGCACCAGGATCTACACCATTAACATTAATTAAATCGATAGAAGTAGTTGGGGGTAGTGTAACAATTCTTCTATCCACATTAGTTATATCTTTTAAAGTAAAAAAAGTTTCATTTAAAGTTTTTATACCTTTAACTATATGTTCTTCCTTAATTTTTATGTGGAAGGTTGTAGGTGTTAGTGTTGATGCCATGCTGTTTTTGTTATAAATATTATAAAATTGTTTTCCATTTTAAAAGCCAATAAAAACATTAAGTTTTTACTTTTTTGAACGACCTGAAGTTCCAGAAGAACCTAATTTTATTCCTTGCTCACTTGCATCTTCATAAAGACTAATTAAATCATCTACAATAGGATCTCTATGATTTTGAATCAAAGTAATAGAACACATATTTTTAATTTTTCTAGCTGATTTGTATAAAAATCTAAATCCAGATTCTCGTTTTGATTTTAAATCAACTTGATGATCATCACCACATACAATCATTTTACTTCTTAAACCAATTCTTGTAGCAATCATTTCCATTTGTTCATGAGTAACATTTTGTGCTTCATCCACAATTATACATGAATCTAAAAATGTTCTACCTCTCATAAATGCTAAAGGAACAATTTCTATTTTACCATCTTCAATAAGTTTTTCTACCTTTTCTTTATTATGAAGGGCATACATATTTTGGTAAATAGGTTGAATCCAAGGATCCATTTTTTCTCTTAAATCTCCAGGTAAAAATCCAATTTCTTCTTTTGAAACTGTAGGTCTAGTTATAATAATTTTTTCGTAATGTCTTCTTAATACCCCATCTAAAGCTATTTGACAAGCTAATAAAGTTTTACCTGAACCTGCTCTACCTGCTAAAATAGTTAAAGTATGATTTAGTATTTCTTCTTTTGCTTTCTTTTGTTCTTCGTTTAATTGAATTTTAAATTTAATAGGGTTTTTGATTACTCTTTTTTTTCTGAAGACTTCATCTTCATGATGATTTGAGGTCATACTTTTCATATTTTATTTATAATAACTTTTTATCAATTATACATATTGAAAAAAAAAGACCCGCTTGCGCGGGTCTTCTTAAATTAATAATCTAGGTTAGATTAGATAGAGTTTAAACCACTAACTTGGATCTTACCATAGAATTCTGGACGAACCACTTTCTTAGCGTATCTAGTCAATAGACCTTTACGTGGAGTGAAAGTATCTGGATCGTAAACCATTGGAGTCATGATTAATGGAATGTATGGAGCGAATACCGCACCTGCTTCCAAGAATTGACCACCTCTGAATCCCATTAAAATGGTATTTTCAGTCATGTATGGGTTTTTGTAAACTGTGTATCTGTTATTGATAGCACCTGCTTTCTGAACACCAAACGCATAAGTAGCTTTACTTACATCACCGTCAGAGTTACTAGCGTATCCTGGGATTGATTCCAAAATAGTAGCTACTGATGGAGAACATACTAAGAAATTAGCACCACCTCTAAGAGTTTTCTGGTGAATAATGTTGCTTAGTTTTTGCATTTTAGTTCCTAAAGTTTGGAACCACTGACCTTGTGTGTTGTAGAAACCAGCAGTGTTGTCGAATGCAGTTCCAGCAGCATTAATAGTGTTGTTATTAATAGCTGACCAGAACTCAGTTCCAGCACCTGCAGACTCAATCAACATATCAAGAATTTCAAGATCAATCTCTAAAGAGATATACTCACTCATGATTGAAGTTAATTCAGCTTCAGCATCTAGAGAATGGTAAGCGTTCAAATCTTGAGCGAACTCAGGAGTCCAAACAGCTTTCAGT